TTTGTTTGATCTTTACAAACTTCTCATAAATTAGATACGTTACTGCCGCATCCATACCTGCATATAATTTCATAATGTCAAAAGGAATATCTCCCCAACTGAAATCATTTTTTAGTATACCATTCTGTTTACGATAGTTATCTATCCAATCATACATTGGTTTCTCGTAGTCACCATAGATTGTATACTTCATTGCTAGCTGCTTTAGACCATGTGTACCTGGATTCTCGTCTATGAGATAGTGCAGTAGCATTGTATCCTCGAAGCGAGGAAACTCAAAGTTGAAATGATACTCAAAGAATGCCATATCGAACTTTGCATTGTGAAAGATTACTATCTTTTTATCAAATAATTCTTGTAGTAGTGCTTCTGTTGTTTCATCAAAACACTCTGTATCTACATAAGCGCCACGGTCTCTTTCATAGGAAAGACTAAGTCCTAGCATATGTCCATCACGAGGATATAATCCTGTTGTCTCTGAGTCGAGAGCAATATAAGGACTAGGAGCGTCAATAGCTGCTTGAAAGAAAGCGTTGGCTTCTTCTGTGTCTTGTATGCCCCACGCATTGTAAGTAGTAATTACTACATCTTCTTTATCACCAGTTATGTACTCAAGTATACTTTTCTTGGAATCATCCCAAGTACGTTGAGCTTCTGGCTTAAATGCAAGCATGGCAGGGTTTATGACAGGCAGAAACTTTTCTTCTACTTTCTTGCCTGAGTATTCTGTGACTGAGTTTACAGGAGTGAAGTACTTGAGTGCATCACTTCCCACGAGAATAAGCCAGTCATATGCATCGATGTCTATCTCGATGTCACAGTCTCGTTTTAATACTTTCTTGATGTTTGGATCTGAACACAGTTGATACTGGTCAAATTCAAACTCATCATCAAATTCTTTCTTAAAATTAGTTCTACTTGGTTTAGTTTCTACTAATGCAACTTTAGGCATATAATTTACTCTTTAGTTTTTGTACTGTTTGTATGGGCAATGCCCCAGGATCTCTATCTTTGAGGCATACATTTCTTGAGGCTAAGCCTACTCGCTCGGCCATTTCTTTTACATCTTTTGCAGCATTCTGTCCTGCATCATCTCCATCAAAGAAGATGTCAATACTATCTACACCTTGTATTGATAGCATTCGTAACTTATCTTCATTGATATTCTTTGTTCCAAAGCAACACACTGCGTTCTCGAGTCCTTTGTCCTGTAGATTAATCATATCAAATATACCTTCTACTAGTATAACTGAACCTTGTATCGGCTCTACTATAGGGTATAAAGGCATCTTCGCACCCGCAGGCGAGATCATATACTTAGGTGTTCCACCTGTAGTATGACGACCATTGAAGGCTACAATACGTCCTGATATATCTCGTACTGGAAATACTATTCTTCCTATATGATCGGGATCGTGGTGTTGAAAAGCCTCGAACTTCTTATAAGTCTCAGGCTTAATGTCCCTCCAGTTACCTGTGTAGGGAGCTAAATTCCTTGGAAACGACAAACCAATACTTTCAGACCTTTTTGATTTAATATTTTTCTTTAACAACTCTCTTCTTACTTGTAGGTGGTTTGCCTTCTCTCCAAAATGTGTAAAGATATTTCCTTTGAATCCGCATGAGAAACACTGAAATATACCTGTTATACGATCAATACGCATACTAGGGTTTCTGTCCTCATGATCGGGGTTAAGACAGCTCACTAAACAATCTCCTCCTTTTGGTATAAAATAAACACCTCTGGAAGTAAGTAACTCTTCTACTGTCATCTACCGATATCCTGTACGTTATCTCTACTAATTAATTGATATGCACCTTTGTTATAGGCAGGTGCAATTGTATACTTTGAGCTTAATTCATGTCTGGCATTTACTGTCGTATCTATACTACTTATATCTACGGATCTGTACTGTTTAGTCTCTCTACGATATACTGTGGTTTCTTCTAAGGGTTGAAACTTGGGTGTGTATCGCTTTGCCTTTGGTAAGGGCTTTCTCTTTCTACCTGAGCTAGTGTGTCGTAAACTACCGAATGTAAGTGCCATATGCTTTATCTCCTTTCAATTATCCGTATATTATACGCATAAAAAGGTAAGATGTCAAGAACTATTTTTAAAGATCATTAATTTCTTCGCCTGTTTTATGCGAAGAATCTTCTTTCTCTTTGGGAGTAAGGGCAGTCTCGGGACCAATTTTAAGGCTATCCCAGTCTACTGTGGATGAGAATGATTTCATGGAGGCTGATCGCATCTTTACACAATTCAAGGTGATACACGCATCTTCGTGATCCCAAGTTTCAAGTGTATACGCGGCATCTGCCGCATCAAGAATACCTTTAGCGAAACGAGCTTCTCCAGTTGCATCTGTTTGATAGGGTGTGAATACTGTGCAGTCATATTCTTGTGCCATAGACTTCAATGCTTTACTTACTTCGATCTGTTCTGTCCAGTCATACTGACCTCCTCGTGAGGGAAGACTCGACCGTTTTACTTGGTTAATATAGTCTACAATGATAACTCCAACATCCAGTGCCTTGACTTTTTTATCAAGTTCAGCTCGAATCTTGGAGAGTGTGAGAGAAGGATCATATACAACATCAAGCTGTCGATTCGGGAGAAGATCTCCAGCCTGCAACTTGTCATGAAACTTATCAAAATCACGATGACTTTTATACTCTTTCAAACGGTCTTGTCCCGCAACAAAACGATCAGCCCACCAACCTGCAACCTTCTCCCACTCAGTAATACTAAGATTCTTAGTACGAAGACGGGCAAAGGGAACTTCTGTGGCTATGGAACAGCATCGTTGAAGGATAGACCGACTATCCATTTCTATAGTGAAATAGATAGCCGACTTACCACTTTTGTAAACATTATTGGCAATGTTTGCACAAATAACTGACTTACCTGCTCCTCGCTTACCACCAACCATTACTAGATCTCTGGGAGAGAACTGTATCTCGTGGTCGTATTCCTCGTTGAGGCCGAGAGGCACGTATTTAGCTAAATCTTCTTCTGGTTCGAACAGGCGAATACGTTGCATACTTTCCTGTGGATCTTCCAAATCAACTCTCTGCTCAATGTCGAGTACGATTTGGTGAAGATGGTTTACTGATTCTTGAGCATCCTCGAATGCTACAGAGTGTTCTACATAATCTTCAAGCGAGTCCAGAATTTCTTTTTGAGTGTATTCGTTTTTCAAGTACTGAAGAAGCATATTAGGATCGGCATCGACCTCAACTGCTTCAATCGCAAAAAGTTTTTCACGAGTACTTGAATCACGAATCTCAAATTTTAGATCTTCAATCGTTGGCATTTTATGAAAATCGGAGGAGTGTTTATCAATAATCTTATACAGACTATGATACTCCGTTGGCAGATATTGCTTATGCGTAACACTCCAAGTCTGAAAGTCTCCGAGCGTAAGCACTTGCTTTATCAAAGCACTTGCGATATTCAATGAAATTCTCCCGATTTCAAATCCAAAAAAAGTGAGCAGACCCCGAAGAGCCTGCTCTTATAAGCTAGAAATAATTAAGCAGAAGCTTTTTCTTTCTTAGCAGCTCCATCATAGTCAGCCGCTGAGAGCCCTCTACGAGTAAGCATAGTTTTGACACCTCGAGCAGTTTTACCAATCGCTTCAGCGATATCGTCAACGCCCATGCTACCAATGTCATTCAACTCAGCCAAAGGATCTTCCTTAGAAGCGCCTTTAGTAGTCTCTTGACGAGGAATAGCATCAATGTCACCTGAACGGAGCAAGCTAAGAGCTTTACCACGTACAGAGTTTACAGAACGGTCTAATGCATTAGCAATAGCTTCAACGAAAGCTCCCTCTTGTACCATAGATACAAAAGTCTCTTCTTCAGATGGAGAGTACGTGCGTACAGCTTCAACTTTAGGAGCAGGCTTAACGTGGCCAGTAAGTTCCATAGAAAGGATCTTGCCTTGAATTGACTTAGCAGAGAAAGCGCCATCTTCAAAATGAGAAGCGATTTCAGCATAAGTGTAAGTTCCGCTATTGTCAGAGACAAAAGCAGCAAGAGTTGCTTCTTGTGCGTCAGTAAACGCTCGGCTAGAAGCCGCAGAAGCTAGCTCTACATCGTGTCCCATCTTTCGCAATTTGCTTGAGATAGATCGAGTAGAGGTTTCCAAGTTAGCTGCTGCTTCTGCAACAGTTGCTTGGGATACGGGGCTTTCGCCACCGACAAAATCAGTAAGAGCGGTTGTTCGCTCGTCAGTCCACTTAGGTAGTGCCATGATATTTATTCTCCAATAAATTCTAAAAGGTTAGTTATGATTTGAACGCCAGACTCTCTGGCTTTCTTAGTTTTAGCAGATTCTACTCCGCTTTCGTTCACCAGAATCGTGACATCTTTTGTCAAACTAGGTTTGACAACATAACCAAGCTCTTGAAGTTTCTTCTGAGCCTCGGCTTTAGTTTTGTAACTGGTAAGTTTACCACTAATACAAACACTTTGGCCGTGGGTTATGGTTTGTGTTTTATCAAACTTGAAACTAAAAGGTAACAAGGATACTTGATAAAATTCTTCGTTTAACCACTTCAATAAATTAGCTGTAGCTTTCTCACCGAGTCCTGCATTACGGCAAGTATCGTAGTCTATTTCTTCGATGTCTTCGCAGACTTTAGAAAGTTTTTCCGATGCAGTCTTACCAATGAGAGGTATGCTAAATGCAGATAAAAGTATGTTCAGTGGTGCATTTTTTGAGCGTTCCAACTCATCTACTAACTTCACTGCGAGTCTCTCAGATCCGATGCGGTTAGCGATATCTTCAAAAGAGATGGAATAAAGTTCCTCTAGGGAGACAATTTCCAACTTAGAAAGAGTTGCTGGACCGAGACCTTTGATCTTAAGAGTCTTAGCAAAGTGTTCGATGAGTTTAAGAACTTTTTCTCCGCAATGCGGATTTTTACAATACAGAAGGTAATTGACTTCATCTAACACCGAACTGCAGCTAGGGCAGTTTGTTGGGGCTTCGATTTTGGTCATGTTATTTCCTCTGAAATTGAATAAGTATTATACGCAGATTTAAGGTTTCTGTCAAGAATTATTTTTCGACACGTCTAACAATCCTGGGAATGATTTCCCCCGATCTTATGACTTCTACCCCACAGCCTATCTCTAGGTCGAGGTCTCTTATATACTCAATATTGTGCAGAGTGGCTCTTGATACAGTCGCGCCACCAATCTCAATAGGATCTAGGATCGCTACTGGACTGACAACACCGCTTTTACCAAGTTGCCACACTACATCAATAAGTGTTGTTGCCACTCCCTGTGCCTGTTCTTTAAGAGCAAAAGCACCACGAGGGTGTTTAGAAGTGTGTCCGAGGCGCAAATACTTTAAATTATCCTCAAGCCGATAGACAAGTCCATCAGTAGGATAACCACTCGTATCAAATCGGTCTACAACATTGAAGCCGTGCCGTTCTAGTCTGCGCAAAGCACCACTATACTGCTCGGAAAGTTCAGGTGTAGCGTCATAAGCAACGAACACTAAAGGGCGGGTCTGAAACTCTAGGAGTCCTTCTTCACCTTTTAAACCGAGTGACCCCGCAGCGAAATTGCGAGAGTTCGGAATACTACTAGGGGCAACAACTTCCCCCGTTATTTGGATAAGACGACTATCTCTAATCTCCGAAGGGACTAAGGTACTCATCTTATCAGTTATATCTCTACCTTGTATACCGTCACCACGAGTTAAAGCTAACTGTAGGCTTCCGTTTATATATAGTAAAGATACTGCTGCTCCATCTAGTTTAGGACTACATACGCAAGAATTAATATCAAGAGGAGCCTTGTCCAGATCAAAACACTTCTGCAATGAGTACATTTGATAAGTATGCGAAACCGCATCCGTAACAGTGTATCCCACTTTATTGTAGTTATGCTTGTCTGCTAGAAGGTCAAACTCTTCATCAGAGATGATAGGATAACCCTCGTAGTACATAGTACTCGCTCTATCTAAAAATTTCTGCATATACTTCTCCTAAATAAGAACAGATATTATACGCAATTTAAGGAAGATTGTCAAGAACTATTTGTACAGATCCTTAATTAAATCTGAAAAGTGTTCTTCTACCATTTCTTTTGATTCTGCTAGTGATAGTATCTCTACTAATCCCATGAAGAGTTCTCTGGAGTTGGTAAGGTCAAGCGGCATTGCTACACCCTCAGGGGTAGGTTTCCACTCTTCTTCGAAGTCCATATAATACTTGCGGAGATGCAAATACTCAACACCCCGAAAGGTATTGATAGTAAGTCTTACCTGTATCTCTTTAACTTTATCATAGTGAATTACACGAGAGTATGCTTCTGGGGCTTGATGTAGTTCCATTACCTGCCCTCATTCTTTAAGATTGAAGACAATGGCACTACACTAGACACATTTGCAGGTCTAAGTAATCTGTATGAGTCTGTATCCCAACAAAAGAAGAGCAGGGTGTCATCCGTTTCCTTTGCCCTGTTCTTCTTCTTTTGAATGTAGGGTGTAGAGAAATCCAAAGTACAGACATTATACTTTAGTTTTTTGGAGTGTTCGCTACGGTAAGTGATAACGGCATCTCCATACGTGTGCACTAATTGTGCCAGTTCTTGCTTTTTCACTATAGCTCCTTGGTTAGTATTTCAGCAATCATTATTGTGATGCTACTAATACAAGGTGATTTCTATAGATACAAAAAGACCCCGCTAGACGAATCTAGCAGGGTAGTTACTTACGCTTCGTTTATTGCTGTAATAATAGAAGTAAAGTATTGTGAGGCTTTACCAGTCAACTTGGCAATAATTTCCTCGTCAACAGGTTGTCCAGCATCACCTAAAGCTGCTGCAAGGGCTTCTGCCGCTGCTGCTTTAGAAACACGAGTACTGCCTCCTCCTGTGGTTGACCCTGAGCTTTTGGCCGCAGGGGTTTTCTTAACATAAACGCCAGCTTTGGTTAAGATCATGCGAACACCATTAGGTGATTCGTCTAATTCTTCTGCAATATCCTTAACAATCTCCATGCTGGTCTCTGGAGTTGGTTCTGCTTCTTCGTACATTGATACTGCTTGTGCTTTTTTGTCGTCATCCCAAGCCACTTTTCGTTTCCTCTTTTTATTTGGGTTTTTGTTTCCTGGGCAGTCGCCCAGAGCCTGTAGTTGTTGGTTGTAAAATCGGTCGCCCATTTGCTTCCTCTCATATTTTGAAAAGATATTATGTCAAAATATAACCATCTTGTCAAGAAATATTTTTTATAACCTCTCCAAATTTACTCCATACTTTTGTAAATGTGTCAGCTTTCCTAATTCATATGCCGGAGCGTAAGCTGAGAAACCTCCCGACTGTACACTCGAAAAATAAGTATCTTCACTGTCTATCTTTTGTACTACGTAGATAGAGTAGCAAGGACATCCATACTTACTTTCATAGTCTACTTGTGCCATACCTTTCTTGCTTATGAGCCAGTCAATATCAAGTCTTTCTTTTACTATGACTGTACTGTGGTATGTAGATGACCATGCAACCTCTCCGAGTTTAAAATTTTCAGCTACACACTCGTCTGGAAAATAATGCGGAGTTAGTCTTTCTTCTTTGTTGCTCGGTCTTGAAGGCACTCCGACTTCTTCAAGAATGTTTCGCACAAAAGAGGGTGATCGAAACAACCTCTTTGATATGTCGCTAATAGTATCTCCGCCCAGAAAGCTTGAGCACGCTTCTGCAATCTCTGCATTCGAGGCTGGTCGTCCACGCAATCCTGCTTTTCTCTTTTTGGTATATGCTTTTTGCTCATTGTAATCATCAATAATTTTTTGTAGCCGAGTAGTATTATAGGCTATGTTTAGTATATCACAGGCTTCCTTCTTAGTTATTGCTTTTGTTGAAGGTGGGGCTGAAGAACTGGGGTTTAGAAGGGAAATTACTTTCTCTATGTTTTGATTCGATAAGTTCTCGTAATCCTTCTTCTTCACTGTCTTTCGCATACTCTAACTCCAGTAGTAATTCACAGTAGTGAATAATTTTTTTAATATCCTCTGCACCGTTCTTGTTACGATGCCGAGTTGCGTATTTAATAATGTTGCCTTCTATATATCCTAGCCTGTTGGCATGAATATACTCGAGCGGTTGTATAGGCAGATCATAGTGGGATCCACCTTCTTGTTTATCTAGTGCTTTGCTCATGTACGAAATCCTTTATCATCGGAAATATTGGATTGATTACATACGCACACTCGCGAGCAATATCCATATGCTCTTTTTGTGTACCTGGAGTACTTCGTACATCAATGTAATGAATCCATGATCTTAGTGTACCTGCCATATAAAGTCTAGTTTTCGTAAGACCTTCGGGAAGTACTGCTCTTGCTTGCTCCTTTGCAATACTGTTTTCAATTGCCCAGTTGTATACGGAGTTTGCTATATCAATAACTCTTTTCTGTTGCTGAATCCAATGCTGATTCAATAAAACATCGTCCGTTTCTACACTGTTCTGACGATTCTTCTCATCTTGCAGACGAGTTTCTCGTATTTCAAAAGGATAGCCCATTGCCGCAGGGTCGGCGTACCGCTGAGAGAACTCTTGAAATGCAAAGCTACGGTGTCTTACTATCTGGTGAGCAATGTCACGAGTAGTATTAATCTCTAAAGTAAGAGAAACCATTTCAAACGGGCTCCAGTGTTTGTGTTTGATTAGATACTTTACTAACTTCTCAGAGGTTTCTGTATTATGTTGATTACTTGGGTTAGAAACCCTAGCCATCATTGCTACTTCTTCGATTAAGTTATCGTGTGATGTTGCTATCATTTTTATTGTCATTTTGCTGTTATCCTTTTCTCATAGTCTGCATAGTCATCATTCCACCAGTCTGGTCTTTCTCGATGTGACCAACTCGCAAAGGTTGCTTTGTCTAAGTGATAGTAGTCTCTGTAGGACTGTATAGGTTTGTCGTAGTCTTTGAGTTCATCAGGCATTGCAAGTCCGAACTCGGTAAATCCAAGTCTTGGCATATTGCGTGGCTCAGGTAGTTTGTTTACTACTTCTACGATTGATTTGTGTTGCTTTCCGTAGCGATAGTGATACTCGTCATTGAGTGCATTACCATAGCAATGTGTCCACTCAAAGTTGTCTAGCGATGATCGTACCCAAATTGTACAAGGGTGGTTGTACATCATCGGCAGATAAGGTGTTAGGGGTCTTTCTTCGAGAGGAAGATGTTTGATGTCTTTCTTCAAGGCATTCAAGTGATCTCGCTCTTCTTTATTGAGAGCACGAGGTATAAATCCTAGGTGCTCGTCTACCCAGATAGCAGTACACATAAGCTGTGCAACTTCTAAGGGCATTTTTACAATATGTTTGTCTACATGATACTCGGCACATTTGTCGAGATCTTCATCGAGATAAAATAAATTCACTTTAGCATTCCTGCTTCTTTTTTTCTTACAGCTTCAAGAGGTGTCTCGAAGTAAGAACCTTTCTTTGCTAGTTCTAGTACTTGCTGTGAACCCCTCACCCACATATTCAAAGTATCTGTCTCATCTACTAAATGTGCATAGTTGTCTACTACAAACTGAGCTGCTAATACATTCTTGCCATGAGGCGATAATGATTCGACAGGGAAGTTTTTTAGACGTTGTGTATTTTCACTCATATTACGCTCCTTGAATTTGAATGAATATTATACTAAAGTTGGGGGTGATTGTCAAGAGATATTTTATGCACGCTTTTCTTTTAGGTCGCGTATGGCTGTCTTAATCGCATCTTCGGCTAGAACCGAGCAATGAATCTTTACAGGAGGAAGGGCTAACTCGGTGGCCAAGTCAGTATTTTTTATTTTATAGGCTTCATCTATGTGTTTGTCTTTTACCCACTCTGTCAAAAGTGAACTAGATGCTATAGCTGATCCACACCCGTAGGTCTTAAACTTTGCATCTGTAATTATGTCTGAGTCATTTACTTGTATTTGTAGGCGCATCACATCTCCACAAGCAGGTGCTCCAACCATACCAGTACCTACATTCTTTGCGTCTGCGTCAAGTACTCCTACGTTACGAGGATTTTCATAATGATCTATAACTTTGTGTGAGTATGCCATCTTATTCTCCTATGCCGCTTAACCTTACTTTTTCAGTTATGGTTGTAGTCCAATGTAACTTCTTATTTAAATTATCCATCTATAATACTTTTTACTTTCCATGGTGTAAAACACACTGTTCCTAAACTTATGTGATCTGCTCCA